GCAGAAGAACTAACTGATGTAATAGTTTTGGTTAGTCAAATTAAAGAATATTATGGAATAACAGATGCGCAATTAGGTAAAATAATGGATTTTAAGGTATATAGAACTTTAGAAAGGATAAAGGAAGAATAGAAGGTGTAAAATGGAAGAAAAATATTATTTATTTAATCCATTCAATATTAAAAACGCAAAAGAAACAGAATTAAGAGATATGTATAACAAAGTATTTGATAAAATAATAGAAGAACCTAACACAATGTATGAATACTCACATAATATAGAAGTATATGCTAATCTTAATTATATAATTGGAGAAATAATCGCAAGATTAACAAAAGATACAATAGAATTAAAAACAAAGATACAAATTGATACAGCAGTAAATACAACTAATGCTAGAAAGAGTTGGAATGTTGATAGAGATGGTAAAGCACCCGCTATTGCATATTTTGAAGCCGTAGGAACACGAATAAGTCAAGATGATATAAATAAGTTAGCAGATAAAGAATGTTCGTTAAAACGCTTTAAAAATAGTTATAATGCAACAGAAGAAAAAATGAATGCTTTAAAAAAGAGAATGGAAAGTATTAGATTTGAGGAGTTTAATAAATGATAAAGCAATCTATTAAACATAAAGATAGTATAATGCAAGTATGGAGATGTTGTTATGTATGCAAGAATACAATAGGATTACATAAACATCATATATTTGAAGGAAGAAACAGAAACAATAGTGAAGAAGATGGGCTATGGTTATACTTGTGTGCTAAACATCATAATATGAGTGATGAAGGAATACATTTTAATAAAGAATTAGATTTAAAAGTAAAAAAAGAAGCAGAAAAAAGATGGTTAGAATATTATAATAAAACAATAGATGATTTTATAAAAAGATATGGAAAGAATTATATTGAGTAGCAGAAATGCTATTCTTTTTAATTTTAATAAAAATATTAAAAAAATGATAAAAAAGTATTGATTTATTATAATAAATATGATATACTATAATCAGAAAGAAGGAAAATAAGATGGAAAATGAAATAAAAAAATTATTAAAGAAAGCGAATGAAATGGTAGTAATAGATTTTAAAAGTGCAAAAGAAGCAAAAAGTTATGCACATAAATTGTATCAAGAACTGCAAGAACAAGAAGAAAAATTGATGGAAGAAAAAAGGAAATTAGATGACTTAATTTGGGAGTTAAAAGATAAAGGAAGAGATGTATTTAATTATTGGTTAAATATAAAATAAGGAGATGAATAAATAATGGAAGAATTATATACAGCATACATAATAACAATGAAAACAAAAGAAGGCAAAAAATTATATCTTACATCTGATAAAGAATGGTCTTTTATTAAAGACGAAGGTATGTGGTTTGCAGAATTAGAAGAAGCACAAAATTTTGCTGAAGAATGGTTTAAATCATTTGATAGATATGAGTTTGATAAAATTGTTTATTAAACTTTTCTATAAACTAACCAAAGTTGGTTCCAAGTCCAATTGAAAAATAGCGAGGATAGAAGGAAGGAATTTACAATGTTAAATCAAGTAGTGCTAGTTGGAAGATTAGAAAAAGAAATTGAAATAGTAGAGAAAGGAGATAAGAAACAAGCAATTATTACATTAGCAATTCCAAGAAGTTATAAAAATGAAGAAGGAATTTATGAAACTGATTTTGTGACTTGCAATTTATGGCAAGGAATTGCAGAAAATACTTGTGAATATTGCCATAAAGGAGATTTGGTAGGGATTAGAGGAAGAATGGAAAGCAATGAAATTGAAAAAGAAGATGGGACAAAAGAATATAAAATGCAAGTTGTTGCTGAAAAAGTAACGTTCTTATCAAGTAAGTCAAAGGAGATAAATAATGAGAATGCAAGAAATAGCGAAGAAATATAAAGAAAGACAAAAAGCATTAAAAGATAAAGATATAAATTATATTAAATCATTTAGTAATATATCAGTTAAAAATGTATGTGAAGATTTAAAAATAGCATATCCAAATGTAATGGCAGGAACAACAAGTTATGATAATATACACAAAGTTAAAAATGAAATAGAAAGAAGAATAAAAATAATAAGTGGGGAATAAATATGTATGATAGAGATTTATTTAGGATAGTAAAGAGAGAAGATTTACACGTTGGAGATGTGGTATGCGTAGCGTATTGTTTTGGAGAAAATATCAGCAATAAAGAAAACAAAATTTTAATAATAGATAGCAAATTAAATGCTGTATGGTATGAAGAAGAACCTTATTCTGCAAAACCATATTTGTTATTACCACACCAAATAATAACAAGAATAATTGGGAAAGATAACCCAAAAGAATATATAAAATCACATATGGAAGATGAAGTATTGAATAATTTAGAAGATGTGATATAATATTATTGATAGGTAAAAACCTATATAAATATTATCAGTATTGTGCTACTATTTATTAGTAGCATTAGGGTAGATATAAAAGGTCTATGCTCGAGTAACGGGTCGCTCACTTGAAAAATAGTGTATGGTCTATATCTATTCTAATGGTATTAATAAATACCGGTTTTTGTTTTAATCATTCAGCAACCTACTCAACATATTTGCACTACCATAATAGGTAGTGTTGGATTGATATATTAATGTTGCACATATATCTATCCAGCAGTATCTATTATGATACTTAAATTCTGCAATTTGTTATTTATTCTTGTCTATCCAAATAAAATAACTATTGCATTATTATTTTGTGTCGAAAGACACACCCCCGTTTTCGCAAGGTTTAAAAAAACCTTGTTTTTATTTTAAAACATTGATATAATAAATGTGTGAGGTAATAGACAGCAGGGTGTTTAACAACATTCTGCTTTTTTGGTGGTAGTTATGGATATAGAAAAAATAAGATATTTATTTTACACCAAGAACAGATTTAGCAAGAACTATTGGAAAGACTTGGGAATAAAGGATAGAATATGGGAATATCTAATGGGATATACAGATGATATAGATAAGATATATAGATATTTAGAAACAATGGTCTATCCACCTTTAAAATGGTTTAGAAATGATGTTATAATAGAAAAGAAAGAGGTATATTATGGAAATAAAAATGATAAAAATTGAAGATTTAAAACCATATAAAAATAATCCAAGAATAAATGATGATGCGGTACAGTATGTAGCAAAATCAATAAAAGAGTTCGGTTTTAAAGTACCAATGGTAATTGATAAGAATAATGAAATAGTAGCAGGACATACAAGATATAAAGCAAGTTTAGAATTAGGATTAAAAGAAGTTCCTTGTATAGTTGCAGATGATTTAACAGACGAACAAATAAAAGCGTTTAGATTAGCAGATAATAAAGTAAGTGAAAAAGCGAGTTGGGATTTTGATTTGTTAGATGATGAATTAAAAGATATTATTGGAATAGATATGGAAGATTTTGGATTTGATAATATTGATATAGATTGGGATAGCATAGAAGATTTAACAAGTGATAATTACGAAGAACCTACTCATAATATGTTAGAATGTCCTAAATGTCATCATATAGATAGAGATATACATTTTAAAAAAGTAAATGGAGTCGAAGAAGAAGAAAACCAAAACAATGAAGAATAAAGTTTTTTTTATCAGCAGTAGAACAAGCACCTAAAATTGCGATAGAAACTATATTACAAAAAAGAAAATTAAAATATAATTTAATGAGTTTTTATTATATAAAAAAAAGTAATTATGATTATGTATTAAGAATAAGAGATAATAGCGAATTGGTAATAATAGATAGTGGTGCACATTCTTTTCAAAAAGGGACAAAAGTAAATTGGGACGAATATACTGATAAATACTGTGAGTTTATCAAACAATTCGACAGAAACAATGTGGTAGGATACTTTGAAATGGATGTAGATAACATTATAGGGTATCAAAAAGTGTTAGAATTAAGAAAGAAATTAGAAAGCGTATCAAACAAAATAATACCTGTATGGCATAAAAACAGAGGTATAGAAGAATATAAGAAAATGTGTAAGGATTACAAAGGAAAAGTAATTGCTATAACAGGATTTAAAAACGAAGATATAAAAGATGAACAATACTTAATATTTCTTAAATATGCAAAGAAATATGATTGCAAAGTTCATTGTTTAGGAATGACTAGAAAGAAGGTG